CTGAATTAGGTAAGCTGTTCGCAGTTAAAGCAACTACTAAACTAATCTCTGCTTCTGTATCAAAGTAACCAGCAAACGTACCATCTTGATAGAGAGTGGAGAAATCACCATCTACAACAATACGACCTTCATAAATCTCAGGTTTGATATTACTACCAACAACTGCTTCAGAAGTCATGTTACGGTTAATGTTGATGTTAGCTGCTGTTACAAGAGCAACAGGAGAACCGTTTACAATCAAAGCACCATTCACAGCAGCAAAGATACCGTTATTACCTTGAGCAGTAGGTGAAGTGAAGTATTGTGATGTACTACGTTGTTTTAAATCTTGACCCATGAAACTAAGATCAACAGTTGTCAAACCAGTAGCAGGGAGCGCAATACCAACAGTATTTACTTTATTGCCTACAAATACTTCTGATTGACCAATATCTGACTGCCAAGACTCAAAAGAGTAAGAGTCATCTGTATGACCAGTTGTAGGTGCATAAGTTGTCTTACCTGAAACGGTATATGTACCACCTGAAGCAACTGTTTCAGGAGTTAATGTTGCACCATTTAAAGCAACCACTGTAGCTACTGTTGCAGTTAAAGCAATAACGAGTAAGTTCTTATTATTGTTGTTTGTTGCAAAACCAGTTAATCGAATACAGTTACCAACACGAACACCATCTGTAAGGAAGCTACCTGTTGTACGAGTAATTGTATATGTACCTGTTACAGAAGCAATTGTTGTACTACCTAAAGCACTTGGAGTAGCTGCTGTCCAATTACGAGCTAATGATGAAGCTAAGAAATCAGAATATGCCCCTGCACTTAATTCACCAGAGATGTTACCCTCTACTGCACGTACACCATGACGGAAATCAGTTAATTGGTAATCTGTACGGATTTCTTCTGATTGATATGTTTCTTTAGTTAAGTTGAAAGAAGAACTAACTCGTCTAATTGTCTGTGCGCCTGATGCAGAAGGCAATGTACCGAATGTTGTCTCTTTTTTGTAAGATACTATTTTATTAATACCTGAAGCTGTTGCCATTATTGACTCCAAAATTATTGTTATTAAAATTATTTTAAATTAGATAAAGAGGTGATTTAATATTGTTCAGAGTAATATCTAATACGAATCGTAATCTCTGCTCTATTATCATTTATATAGACAGATGATATTTCGGGTGTTCTGTCTATAATTATTTTATCCGAACCTTCAACTAATGTTGTACCTCTTTTAAAATAATCTTTCACCATATCAGCCATAGTAGCTAATGTTCCAACACCTTTACCTTTAGGGTAAGATAATACAACTTGATAGAAACCAATCTCTCTATTGTAATTATCACCAAATGTAGGGTTCTCAACAGGTAGAGGAACTAATCTTGATAGTTGATGAGGGAAATCAGCTTTAGGTGTAAAGGTTGTATTCTCGTATGCTGTATTTGCTGCACCTAAACCTTGAGGTATTGCAACTAAATTCTTTTCAAATGCACGTCTTATGTTACTTTGCATATCTGTTTAAACACCTCCTTTTATATCTGACTTATTCTTGATGCTATAAAAGTAAGGATTGTTTGTGCTGTAATGATATTACCTTTAACAACATTATAACCACCTTTAGCTTTCCATCCGTATTCAGGATTAGCAGCCCAACCATTCTCAACCATATCAGCATAATCTTTACTGTTTGTAATATAGTTTACTTCTTGGAAGTTATATCTTTTACCTTGTACGATTGCATCTGCAACTGCTGCTGTTCCTGCTGTATCTGCGCCTCTAGTGATTAGATTAGGACTACCTAAACCAACAGCCCAAGAGTTCTTGAAATCACCAACATCGTTCTGTATTGCTCCTTGTGTAGAAGCATAGAAAGGCGCACCTAAAGGGCTTTCATCTACAAGCATTACTGTAATCTTTTCTAAAGATTCCCCAACAAGCATTTTACTTTTCATAGCAATCTTGGCTTTAAGTGCTGCGATACCTTGCGAACCTTCATATATTGCCATATATCACCTATGTTGTTATGCACTTATACACATAACACGATATAAACAAACATCACCAAATCCTTCATATTGAGTAAAACTAATCACTTCTAATACACTATCAACACCTGTTAATGTATCTCTGATCTTATCTCCAACTTTAGGTTGAACTGTTAAATCTTTAGATGCGATTAGGAATACAGAAGCATTACGTTCAACTAAGTTAGGTGATCTTGTTTCTCTATAGTTTGGTTCTGTTTTAAACATTTTAATTGTATGTAAAACTACAACCGCTTCTGTCATTTGTGTGTTAGGGTTATAAACTTCACTAGAGATACTTTCATATACTCTTGTTTGTCCATGCCTATCAATCAAGTTCTTTGTACTAGATTTAAAACGATTAGTCATTTACTCACCTACAAATCACCAAATACTGAAAGGGTCTTTCTTGAATATATCTTGTGTTGTATTCCAAGAACAAGGGACAACTCCATCTGTAGGAATACCAACATCTACATTAACAACTTGATTATCAAATTTATCAATATTCTCTCTAATGTCTTTCTTACTAATACCTCCTGCATACGGTGTTGCTGAATTAATAGCAATACTATAACTAGGGTCATTTAAATAAAGTTGTAGAGATTTATAATAGTTATTAAACCAATCATGCCCCCAAATTTCTAAGACATCTGCTCTTTCATGGACACGTTGAGAAAGAATAAATAAAACAGTCTTAGCACAATCTCTTGCAGCTTTAGATACATTGTTATTATTCTTTTCTAAGTAATATGTAATTTCTTCATCAGTAAGGAGATCACTAGCATCTGCCACCAATCCAATTTCTAGCTTTACTGTTGAAATAGGGTCAAGTGCCATTTCATTTCCTTTTATTATGAAATTCTAATATTGATGCAACCTCAAACAAGAAGTTGCATTGTATTAAAACTTATACTGCTAATTAAACAGTTGCGCCTTTAACAGCTCGAACGACAGCAGACGGTCTACGAAGCAAATGAACGTGAGAGAACTCTAATTCCATTTCTTCTTTTTCACCTTTAGGGTCGCCATATACCCATAAGTATTGGTTCTCACCAAGAGTATTAGCCATATCCAATTTAGCACTTGGAGCAACATACGAGATGAAGCTATCTTGAGTACCAGTAGGAATAAAATATGCTTCATTAGCAGGAATAAAGCGGTTTCCGTTCACACCATCACGTACTTCACGGAATAAACATCCTGCGAATGTAAACTCACGATAGAGAGTGGTGTTACCACCTAAACGTTGACGAAGCGGTTCTTGTGTAGATGAATAGAACTTATAAGCTTCTTTAACACCTGCTTGTGCAATTAACGCTGAGAAGAACTCAGGAGAACATAGTGCAACAACACCTGTATACGCATCACCCGACAATGAGTTGTCTTGGATATGTGCGATGATTTCTTCTGTTTTAGCAACAACATCAGTTGCAGCGTTAGACAAGTCAAAAGCCACTTCTTTACGAGTTACACCGAAATCAGTATAGAAAGAACTGTGAGCAACAGTACCGTTTGGAGACCAAATCTTACCTTGAGTTAAAGCATAGAATTTAGCGTATTCTTCTGTCATTAAAGCAGAACGTTTCATACGAATCATCTTACGTTCTAACACAGCAGCTTTAGTGTCTGCCATATCTGCACTACCATAAGCACGTTGACCTTGAACATCAGCTTGTGTTAAGTAGTCAATTACTTTGTGATAAGGTACTTTGTATGTGTGAATCTTACGAGTTTCATCTTGGTTCGCTAATACGTTACCGCCACGATGCACATCACCGATTAAACCAAGCGTACCGAAAGTCTGTTCAAAAGAAACAGTTGTTTGAGAAACAGCTTCAGCACGGAAGATGCCTAAATCCGACAAAGGTGTACGGATATTTGGAATCATTGCCAGTTCTTCTGTCCAGTCCTGAACTGCAAAATTATTTGCAAAACTACGAGTAATCATTATTGTATTTTCCTTTTCTAATTGTATATACTTAACTGATGATTAAACAGCAGTAAGGACTTTAATATCTTTTGTTAATAACTGAGTAGTTACGTTAGCTAGGGTCAAAGCACCAAGATTCAATCCTGCTGTACTTACGCCTGCTGCACCACGAGCTAGGATGATTACTGGTGTAGCAGTAGTAGCAGGAGCAGAGGTATTCTCAACCACGATACCTGCGATTGCTGCTGCTGTTGCAGGAACACCACCTGTTGCATCAACTAGATCACCGATAGCGAAATTCTTAGCTGTACCGTTGTATGTAATTACATCACGGCAATGACGAAACTCAGGAAAGAGTTCATATTTAATTAAATTTGATAGACGTTGTGTGTCTTGTGAGGTCATCATTTTAGATATTCTCCGATATTCTTATTATTGTTGTTTGCTTAAACGAGCTACTAGAGCATTCGCTACAGGGTCAGCAGATTTCTGCACAGTTACACCACTATTAGGTGAACCCTTTTCTTTGAACATATCCGTTTCATCAAGTTTAGCGGACAGTGACTTAACTACATCAACAACGTCTTTAAACGCTTCATCACTAAGTTCTTTAACTGCTTTGAATAACTTAGCAGAAGCTTCA